TTAGATACAGCTTCAAGGAAGGAATTTAGTTTGTTGAAACTTTTACCAACTGCTTCCAATTCTGCTGCTTTGAACGCTCCTCTGCTTGTTGCAACTTCGATGATATTTTTTACGGCTAACAGATCGCTGATATTTAAATCAGGACCTTGTGCTGCAGGTGCTTCTGTTGCCGCAGGCGCTGCTTGGGCTGGTGTCTCTACGACTTGATCTTTAACTTCTTCTGACATTAGTTTCTCCTTAGATGTGGGCATGCAAGCATGAAATAGGTTAATTCTTTTTGATCTTCAAAACCTACGAAATGCGAAGATCTTAAATTTCCACTCTGGTCTAGAGCAGGTTTTTTGCAGATATAATATCTGCCCTTGAGTTTGACTTTGATCCAATCTTCGATGCCTTCAAATATTTCAGATTCTGAAATATTCAATTCAGTGAAATGTGGGGCCACAGTCTTCAGCTTTCGCTGTTGTAGTACGTCCATTGGATTAAGGTCAAACATAGTGAAAATATTTATACAGGGGGATTACTCGGGGGTAGATTCTTGGCTAAGTCTTTTACTCATGGCTCGATTGTGTCCTAGCTTTCTAACATCTCCACTAAGAAGATATAACTCAAATGCAGCTTTTTCTTTCATTACTATAATGTGTTTTTTATTAACAAAGAAAGGAGAATCAATGTAGTTATCTAACCAAAGCAGCACCTGCGGAGTGAATGCAAATTCTTTGGGAAATTCTATTTTGTAGGTTTTAATTTTGGCATATTTCTCAATGAATTCGAGAGCCTGTTCAGTTAATCTTAAACCACCTTGATCTTTTTTCCTAAAACTCCACCACCATACAGCTTTGTAGTCTTTGATGTTTTTTTCATTAACCGGTAATTCTGCTGCCTGCAAGAACGCCTTGGTGTAGGCATCTTTGTTCATGTCATTTAATCTCTTCACCTGCAGTGAGTTTATATACAGCAAAGTCTTTGGTCTTGAACAATCGATTTAATTTCTTTGCCAGATTATGTGCATGACCTGGATTTGAAAATGAGACTTTTTTATATTTTGGTCCGGGATAGCTGGCTACCAAACTACCGCTCTTGAGATTGAAAGGTTGGCCGTTATAGAACACAGCCCAGATAGCTTCTGAATCGAGAATTTGCTCAACCTTGTAGGTTTCTTTGTTAGCATATTCTAAAAGAATTTTAGGTTTGGGTCTACTCATATACGTGTTCCTAATTAACCACGTATATATTTATATCTTTTTAGAACTTGCCGCCGTCGAATTTTACGTCTATTTGAGTGGTTGATTCTTTGATTGCTGCCAGCATTTGATGTATTTCGCCCACAGTCTTGCTTAGTTTAGCAGACATGAGTGCCAGTTCTGTGGTCAGATCACGTGCTTCTTGTAAACTAATGCGTATTTCTTTTTGTTGACTGCGTTCAGCTACTTGAATTCTCTGCAACAGTTTCTGTATAGTGGGCAGTGTATCTGGTAGATTATTTTGCAACATTAGCCAATACCTGTTTCATTTCTAATTCTGTTTTGAACGGACCTTTATATGGATATCGTTCCAGTGTGATTTTTTTTGGACAAAAACTTTTAACCCATCCTTTGTCAAATTTTATACAGTAGTAACCTGCACAGTATAGACTCTTGGAATCGCTGCTCTTGGTGAATAGCGGCAGTTTCTTACGAATATCAAACATGGCATTGTGAGGTTCGGCACTGGTGGAGTATCCATGAACCTCATTAGGTAGAGCTGTGTCGGCTTCCTTGACAATTTTTACTGTGAAAAACTTTTTACCAAACTGACGAGTTAGACTGTCTTTGGTTTCGTAAATTTTCACACCCGACTCGTTGCTCATAAAAAATCTATTGTCGTCGTCTTTTCTCAGAGTGGCAATCTTCTCACCGTTCTCCTCTACGATCCAAAATTTATTTGCTATGATAGGTTTAGCATGTATATCTGTCATTGTGTATACCTCGCATTAAGTGGTTCTGCATAACTCTGTGCCTGATCAGCAATCTTTTTCAAGTCCCACAAATTACAGAACTTGATCAATCTTATACCTACTTGACTCACATTCTTTTGTTCGGCGGTTGCAGTAGAAATGGTATTTGTAATTATTTCTTTGATGTTATCTGGCTGATGACTTAGATCAATCAGTCGACGATTGCGTTCATAATCTTCTAAGACTCTATGTTCTTTGCCTTCGTGATCGGACCATCTCTGTAACATGAGATTGTTCCACGCAAATCCTTTGCTTTTACGATCTTCGAACGCTTCACTAAGACCCACTTTTTTGCTTGTGCCTTTAGTACGCACACCTGGATACGCTGAGAAGACATTATCACTGGTATCACCACGCATGCATTTTTCGAACAACAGCCATTCTGGGTTAGGTGCAGGCTTAGGCTCTTGTGTTTTTTTGTCAATGATAGGTTTGCCTTTGTCATCAAATATTCCTTTGTCAGTGATAACATGTTCCATAACACCATTGTATTGTGTGACATTGGGTGCAATCAATTGAACGAAGTCTGTGTCTGTGCTGATGATCACATGTTTGTCATTTGGATGTGTTTGTATCCACCCTGCAATTAAATCATCAGCTTCTAGTTGCGGATTTTGCAAAACAGTGCAGTTAGTCTTTTCTGCAATAAATTCTTTGAACGTGTCAAATGCTTCCCAGAAGATTTTGTCTTCTTCTTGTTCTTTTTCTGTGTGTGCGGCACGAGCATCTGAACGATTACGCTTGTAAGGAGCATAGTAGTCCTTGCGCCACGATCTACCCTCTAAACAGAAGATAACATGACTACCTTCGAACTGCTGCCATGCTTTGCGAATACTGTTTAATGTGATGTGAAATGCCATGCCTAGTTTGATATCAGCGTCACCGTTGATAACGTGACGAGCACGAAAGAATGTGTTTGCTGTATCAACTAAGATATAATTCATAGATTATCTTTCTTCACTGTTTTAATATCAATTACGCCTGTGTTTACAGGACCGCCGAAATCGCCATCGACTACTACATTGGCACACAGTTCACGGAACCAACGATCTATAATTTCTTCGTCTTTGTCTCCGTCCTCACCATATCCCTCTTGCTTTAATTTTAACACAAAAAGGTCGTTCCAGTCAAGCTCAAAAAAGCCATTACGAACATTATCTTTGTTGACATGTGTTTCGATTACGCCTACCCACGGTTCTTTTTTACGTGTTGCACGTTCTTTTGGAGATAATTTGGCCTGTGCCTCTGCTTCTGTAGCACGTTCGGCAGCTTCAGTGGCTGCTTTGGCTGTTTCAGAGGCTTGTGCTGCAATGCCTATTGATCGTTCTGCTTCTGCTCTGATCTTGTCAATACCAAATAATTTTTCAATCCATTTATTCATCATGTTCCCCATTCATTTTTAAACAATGGCACCTGCAATCTGTCTGAATATCTCAGTCCATGTTTCATTGCCAGTTCTGCTACTCTGCGGTTATTTAGTGTGTATACACTTTCAACCCCGCCCACAGGCATGAGATAAACATTACCAGTGAAACCTTCTGCACGATAGATATCCACAGCTTCTAGAGCTTCTTCTGCATCACCTTCAGTGGCCACTACTAATTTGAGATATACATGACCAGCTTCTTGATATTCACAGACTATGTCTGGGCGTATAGCTTCACTAGGCTGTTCTCCTGAACAACTGAGTTTGGCACTGACCGAGAATGTAACTTCTCTACTGGCAAAAGGAGGATTCTGTGCCCATTCTTGTAGATATTTTTTAAACTCCGGAGTTAGCTTTTGAGTACCGTTGGTTTCAAAAGTAATTTCTTTAAGACCTGTCATACTCAGATGATTCAACAGATCCGGATAAGCACGTTGCCAACCTAACAACGGTTCACCGCCAGTGATAACCAAGTGTTCATCTTCCCAACGCTTGTAAGGTAATATTTCCATGATGCGTTCTGCAATCGCATCAGTTGTTAGCATGGGCGAAAGATCTTTGAATCTAGGATCCCAGCTGGCATAGCTATCACAACCTGTGCTTACTAATGGTAAGTCTTGATATTTAAAAAACTTCTTAATATCGGCCGCAATAAAATCACGCTCCTTGCTTTGTTCACCACGTGACATACCAAAGCCGTCACAAGTAAAGTTACATCCGAACGTGCGTAAGAACACACTAGGGACACCCATATATCGGCCTTCGCCTTGTATGCTGTAAAAAAGTTCTGCTATTTTTATTTTGCTCATAGTTTATTATACACTCTTTTTTTGTAATTGCCAAGAGCCATTGCCCTGATCTAGCCATTCTAATGTGTCGCCTTCGCCCCAACCTTGCAGATCCAATACTTCCTGTGGTATTGGCATAATGAGATCACCAGTATCGGGATCTTCTTCAAGAGTAACTGTCCATCGAGTCATGTTATCATTCCTGGTTGTGATCTACGCTTACGACATTCTTGTTT